ATGTACGAAGTCGCGATGGCGAGCGACCGCGTTCTGAAAATCAAACGGGTATTAGAAGCATCTGGATTCGAGGTGGACGTGAAGACCACCATCCAGGTTGATATGAGCATGACGATTACGGAACCAAAAGCTAAGACACCACGAAAGTAACGTTGCTAAGGAAGACAACATGGCTGTACTGATCAGAAGCAACGGGCGAATCGAGATAGTTCTGCCGAAGGGCGATGTCTTCACCCTTGAGGAATTGCAGGGCTTCGTCGGTGGGTACATCGAAGCGATCTATCGAATCAAAGGCGGGTTGAAGGAATACGGAACGTTCGACGTGATGATCGTTAACGAGGAAGGCAAATTGCAAAGCCTGCCACGCAACCTCACAGCGACGGCGCTCTATGAATTCGGCGATCACGATCCCATTGTTGGCGATGTTGTGTTGTGCAAAAAGGAACAGGACGAACTTCTCTAAATGACGAAGAAAAAAGCGTTACCCGCAGCATCGAAAGACGCCACGCGCACGGCGTTGCGCAACCGGATCATCAGTTCCGGAATGATCTCCCCGAAAAAACTTCTGGAAAATCCCGAGAATTGGCGCGGCCATCCATTGAAACAGGAACAGGTTGTCGAAGGATCATTGGAGGAAGTGGGATGGGTGCGCGATGTTCTGATTAACAAGCGCACGGGCCACATGGTGGACGGGCATCTCCGCGTCAAGATCGCGAACAAGCGCGGCGAAAAACTGGTGCCTTACAGCATGATCGATGTGAGCCAGGAGGAAGAACGCATCATCCTGGCGACCCTCGATCCGAGTTCCGAGATGGCAGAGATGAATAAAGAAATTCTCCGCCCTTTGCTTGGCAAAATCACAGTCGGAAGTGTGGCATTGCAGAAACTTCTCTCCCAACTGGAGGAAGATGCGGGCGTAGAGAACGCGGGCGGCGTGGAAAACGAAACGCTGTTCGATCAGTCAGTGCAGTTGCAGCCGAACCGCGAGTACGTTGTGATCGTCTGTGCGAATGAACCCGAGTGGGACAGTTTGCGCGAACGGTTGAACCTCCGGACAGTGCGGCGCGGCGGATACAAGCGTGGCTCCGCGTTCGATGCGACCAGCATAGAGCGTGTGATCCCCGCAGAGCGATTCCTTAAGATAGCGAGCGCCCATGATCATCGCAGTACCAAGCCGAGGAAGGCCAACCCGAGTTCTGACGCAAAAACATCTTCCGGATTGCGTGGTCTACGTTCCGGCAAACGAAGCAAAGGATTACGAGCGGGCGAAGGTGCGAAACATCGTCGCCGTTCCGGATAAGATCAAAGGCATCACGCGCACGCGTAACTGGATTCTCGATCACGAGCGCGATCCGTGGGTTGTCATGGTTGACGATGACGTTAAAGCCCAGGGATGGATTCGCCTACTCGACACGAAAACAGAACGCCTCACGATGACACCGCAGGAATGGACTGCGGAGATCATTCGTCTATTCGATCTGACAGAACAATTCAAGTTCCGCATCTTTGGAGTGGCGACGGCGGGCGCGGCGCGCGCGGTTTATCCGTGGAAACCGATCCTGTTCCGTTCTTATGTGACCGCTTCTTTCATGGGCATCATCAACGATGGGCGTACGCGATTCGATGAATCGTTCCCCGTGAAAGAAGATTACGAACTCGGGTTGCGTTGCATCTCGGAAGACGGCGGCATCCTGGCCGCACGATATCTGCATTGGACGAATTCGCATTGGACGGACCAGGGCGGATGCGCGGGTTATCGCACGCAAGAGATGGAACTGCGGGCGATCTCGCGCCTTCGCAAAATGTACCCAGGCATGATCCGGCGCGTGGTGCGCGGCGGATCGCATTACTCGATTGATCTGGATTTTTGAGATGCAGTGGTATGTGTATCGATGGAACCGTCAAGGCAGGAAAGGGCAACGGTGCAAATTGATCGTGCGGGGAACGATGAATTCCTGCCTCGTAGAGTTCGAAGATGGGTTCCGAATGGTCACAAGTCGGAACGCACTGAAAAAGACAGACGCGTGATGAATGGCTACAGTCAACGGAGATCGACTCTCGGAGGCGTTGAACGTCACAGTTCGGCGAATCCAGCAGCTCGTACACGATGGAATGCCCCAGGTGGACCGCAACAAATACGACCTCGGGCAGTGCTATTTCTGGTATGTCCGTTATCTGCAAAACGCATTGCAGCGCCGCGAGAATCCAGAAGCTCCGCCGACGAAGATTCACACATACAAGGAACGGTTGCTCGATGCGCAGGCGTCGATGGAGGAACTTGCGCTCTACGAAAAGCGCGGCAAGATGATCCCCATCGACGTGTACGAACATCTGCTCATCGGATGGGCGATCACGATCCGGCAACGTCTCTTAGCCCTTCCCAGCCGTCTCGCTAGTATGCTCGTGGGACTGGATCGGCGCGCGATCCATGATCATATTGACCGCGAGGTGCGCGAGGTTCTTCTAATCCTGGGAACGAATGACAACGGCAACGGTAAGTCTACTTCCGGAACAGCAAGCGGCGCTTTGGCAGTCGGACGCCAAGATACGAGCGCAGTTTCCAGCACCAATACCGCTAAAGATTAGCGAGTGGGCGCGGTTGAACCGCGTTCTTCCGAAAGGCACGAGCAACCGCCCTGGGCGATGGGTTTCGGAACCCTACCAAGATGCCATGATGGACGCGATCCTCGATCCCGAGGTGCGCGAGGTGATCTGCAAAAAGAGTACCCAGGTTGGATGGAGTGACGGCGTTCTGAATAATATCGTCGGCTATTTCATCGATCACGATCCGAAACCGATGCTTCTCGTGCAGCCAGGGGAACTCGATGCGAAGGGATATTCGAAAAAGCGCATCGCCCCGATGATCGCGGCATGTCCCGCATTGCGCAGCAAGGTCCACGAAAACATTTCGCGCAAGGGCGGCAATAGCCTGCTCCTGAAAGAATTCGACGGCGGGTTCCTCAAGATCACGGGCGCGGGCAGCGGTAAGGGACTCCGCGGCGACCCGGTCCCGATTGTTCTCTTGGATGAGGCGGACGCGTACGAAGAGGATGTGGACGGCGAAGGCGATCCGATAGAGATCGCGACGCGTCGAACCGACACGTACCCCGATGCGAAAATCCTGAAGGGTTCCACCCCGGCAAAATTAAAAGGTCAGAGCAAAATCGATGAGGCGTGGGAACGCAGTAATCAGCAAATGTTCCACGTGCCATGCCCGTTCTGCAATTTCATGCAGCCACTGTTGTGGCGCGATCCGGACACGGGCGATTATCTGCTGATCTGGGAAAAAGACAACGAAGGCGACCCCGTTCTGGAAACCGTTCGCTTCCTTTGTATGGGATGCCGCAAAGGAATTCCGGAACGATACAAGCGAACCATGCTCGCAGGCGGGGAGTGGATTGCAAGATATCCGGAGCGAAAAAGCATCGTGGGTTTTTACATCAACGCACTCTATTCGCCGTGGAAAGATGTGTGGGCTGATCTCGCGACGGAGTGGACGGATGCGCAGGAAAATCAGGACAAGCTAAAAGCATTCATCAATCTCCGCCTGGGCGAGACGTGGGAAGGTGAACACGGCGATCTGCTCAATGCGAATGCATTGGCAGCGCGCGCGGAAGTCTACAGAGCAACTGTTCCGAAAGAAGTTGCGGTGATCGTGGCCGCAATCGACGTGCAGGCGAACCGACTCGAAATGCAAAAGATCGGTTTCGGCGCGGGTGAGGAAGCATGGTTGTTAGATCACGAGGTGATCTGGGAAGATCCTGGCCTCGAGACCACGTGGGATGAAGCGGACGATTTCCTGCTGCAGCCGATGTTGCACGAGAGCGGCGCATTCCTCACACCGTCGATCACGTTTGTCGATTCCGGAACGCAGGCGGATGCGGTATATGACTTCATTCTTCCCAGGCAACATGCACGGCGGCGGTGTTTTGCGATCAAAGGCGTCGATTACCTCTCTAAGCCCGGCCTAGTTGCAGAAGCGACCGCAAAGAAGCATGGCATTCGCCTGTTCACAGTGGCGACGTATGCAGCTAAGGATCGCGTGTTCTCCCGGTTGAGGATTCCGCAGCCCGGTCCCGGTTACATCCATCTACCGGCGAACGATGCCCCGGGACACAAGGTCACCAATGAGTACCTAGAGCAGTTGATGGGCGAACGAAAAATCACAGTGCGTGACAAGCGGACACGAACGAAGAAAGCAATTTACGTGAAGACCTATTCGAACAATGAAGCCCTCGATCTCACGGTGTACTGCTACGCAGCTCTTTTCTGCCTGCAAAATGTGATCGATCCGGTGACGTTCCGCGATCTCGGGTTCCTCTCGAATGCGATCAATCGAACGAAGCAAAGCCTTACATCGCTCGCACCTCCGCGCGGGCGGAAGTATCGCAGCCGTGGCATCACATGAGTTCCGAATCTAACCCCTGTAAGTAGATATAGCCTGTTCAACGCGTAAGTCTTTGCCCCACACTCGCCTGCAATGGGCGCGTTCGTATTTGATCCGCTAGCACAAGCATTGACTCGGTATCAAAACCTGGTGGCCGCTGAGAATGCAATCCTCAACGGCCAGCAGGCGTACTCCGTAGGAGGACGATCCGCGACCCGCGCACGGCTTCAGGAAATCCAGATCGAGATCGCAAGGTTGGAAAAGCGCATCCCGCAGTTACAGGCGCGCCAGGCACGCGGCGGCATTCGTATTCGAGGTGCCGTTCCCTTATGAGCGCGTCCAACCTCAACATGCGAGAGGTTCCCCGTCTGAATCAGGGCCAGGTTCTGTCCGCATTCAAAGAAAATATTCGCCCTTCGTGGCTTGACCGGGCCATTTCCACGATCTCTCCGACGCGCGGAGTTGAGCGCATGAAGTCCAAAGCGGTGCTCGCAATGGGCGGCTGGACGGGATGGGGAGGCTTCCTGGGCGGTGGATGGTTCGGAGGGCAGGGCGGAAGTTATCCAGGCGGATATACAGGCGCGCGGCGTGATCGGCGCGCGACCCAAGCATGGCGCCTGCGAAATAATTCGGCGGATTCAGACATCATCTTCGATTTGCCGACGATGCGTGATCGTTCGCGCGACCTCATCCGCAACGCACCGATTGCAACGGGAGCCGTGGGCACCGTAGTACAGAACGTCATCGGGACCGGGTTGCAGCTCCAATCGCAGATCGATAGCGATACGTTGGGGATGGATGAAGACGCGGCGGTAACCTGGCAGACGAAAACGGAACGCGAGT